ATACTCTTGCCCCTCCGGTCGTCGGCCTACTGGCCGAAATCCGAATCCCCTTCTCCGGCCTCTTCAGCACCGGGAAGTCTCTCTGTGCCGTCTCTCGACGGAGCTGGGCTGTGCGCTTGATCTTCTGCCTCAGGCAGTGGCGCTCCCAGCCGGTGCGGGGGCGGGTCATGCGCGGCCCGCCCGGAGGAATGGATGCTCCCCGGACTTCACGGCGTCCCACTCGCGGCGGCGATCTACTTCGCCGATGTGACGCAGCATCTCGCGCAGTTCGTCAGCAGCCGCGCCAGGGGAGCCGGACTCAATCATCGCCAGCAAACGCCACAGATCGTCATCCTTGACGCCGGTTGGCACGTTGAGGCCTCGAATGGCCACTTCTTCAAGCAAATCCTCGTTCGGCACTTCGTCCAGAACGTCGAAGACATCGACATCCACTTCCACCCTCATGCAGCCCTCCTGCTGACAGTGGCCTTAGGCACGATCCCCCACCCAATCAGCGTCTCTTGCACGTCATCAAGGGAGCGGCAGCAGGCGACGTGGCAGCCCATGCGACGCAAGTCGTGGTGCACGATGTCCTGCACCATGCTCACCATCCCGCGCTTGGCCTTCAGCTCGATCCAGCCGACTTGCAGAATCCCCAGGGTGGCGGCGTTCCACATGATCAAAAGGTCGGGCACCCCGGCGCGGAGCCCCATCGCCTTTAGCTGAGCCCCGCGAATGCGCCCGCCACCGCCCGCCGGAAACGTGGTCCAGAACATGCTTTTCGGCAGCGCCGCGTCGAGGTACTGCGCAACGGCGCGGTGCAGGGATTGCTCTGACTGCCGGCGCTTCATGGCGCCTCCGATAGGTTGGCGGCCGTGTGGGATGAGGGGGTCACACGGCCGCCGCTCGCCGTCGGCTTTGCTGGCGGGATCGACGGCGAGATGGAATCTCGGGAAAGAGCCCCCGGCCCATCGCTGAGCCGGGGGAGTTTCAGGGAGGAAACCGCGCTGGGCTCAACGCCCCGCCAGCGCCCGGGGGTCGGAATGGCCTTCGTCTTGAGCGCGATGTTCAGCGCGTCGAGCGGCGCGGCCTTCGGCCCAACGATTGCCGCGATGCGCCCGCGCTCGTAATTGAGGGTCGCCGATGGGGTGGCGCTTCCAGTCTGGAACTCGTCTCGCCACGGCGCCGCGTCGGCACCATCGCGGATGCCGGCGAGGAACGCGGCGACCAACGCGGGTGGCTTGCGGTCGAGTCGCGAGCCGGGATAGATCAGATTGAATTTGAGCGCGCTCATCCGCACATCCCCCGCTTGAAGAACATCGCCGCCAGCATCACGGTCAGCGTGATCGGGCTGGTCACGGCGTAGAGCGCCAAGGCTCCGAGAAAGAACACCCACAGCAGCAGGCAGGCAGCCTGGCCGGCGTCCCGGAGAGCGGAGAGGCGGCGGGTGAGTTCGGTCACCCGAACACCCACATGATCGCGGCCCAGCCAAGCGCCCACGTCCCGCCGCCAAGAGCAAGGCAGCCGAGCCAACTAGGGGCGCGATGGGGAAAGCGGGCGCTGGTCATGCAATCGCCTCCGGTGCAGGCTTCGGTGGGAGAACAGGCTTGCCGCCCTTCTGGATGAAGCCCGCGGACACGTCCTGGCAGGCCAGCGCAAGAGCAAGGCGGGTGATCGCAAGCTCGGTGACGGCAGCGCGGAGAGCTTCATCACGCGCCGCCGGAGGCATGTCCTCTACCGGAACATCGCGAGAGACGACGTAGCTGTTCTTGCCGATCAGCTTCTCGGCGGTGGCGGTGTAGGCGGCGGCGAGTTGGTCGGTCATCAATCTGCGCCCTCCGCTCTCGCCATGCGGCGCATCGCCGCGTCCTGCTCTGGACGGGGAAGACGCATGAACAAGCTGACCGCCTGATGCATCGCCCGCTCAAAGGCGGGGTCCATGTTCGATTCCATCGCAGCCAAACGGCGCGCTTCACTCGCCAGCGTCGGACTGTGCGCCATCAGGCGAAGCAGATGCAGGCCGCCCGGCGCGTTGACGCCGTAGTACCAATTCTTCGCCGCCTTGATGTTGCTATTCGCCGCGGCGGCTATACGCTTGATGGCGTTCCGGCCCTGCCCGAAATCCTTCTGCAGCGCGTCGGCGACCAACAGCGTGTAGCCGTCTTGGTCGAGCGCCATCGCCGGCACATCGCTGTCCATTTTGTCCAGTGAACGCGACATCGGTCCTCCTGCATGTTCTTGGCATGCAGAGGGATCGATCAGTTCAGGAGGTGGAGAACGAAGCTCTAGGGGCATCGCAGCCCCCGCAGGATGCGCTCAGCACGGCAGCGGAGATTGAAAGCTTGGCGGCTGATCTCGCTGCATTCGCTGAGCAGGTTGATGACTTGAACGAGAGAGGCCGCTTGCTGCGCGCGAGCAAGGCGCTGCTGCATGCGGCTGGTAATGGGGAAGTGAAGGACATCAGCCGAGCGGGTAACTGGGTGAGGCTCGGGGATGTCGCGGGAAGCGTCGTTGCGCGGGTCAGGCTGGATCATGACTGACCTCGCGCGGATAATTGGAGAGCAGGCGGTCGATGTGCGTATGGCGCCTCATCTGGCCGGTAACACGCACGTAGACGTTGCCGAACGGCAGAAACGAAATCTGGACGGACGGCGAGAGCCAATAGCGCGGCTCGCCGCGCCACAGCAGGTTTACGCCCTCACAGTCAATCGTGGTGCGCCTGAGCGCAGCCCGCACATCCTCCGGGCAAGCCGCAAGGAACCGCTCTGCGTGCGCCCGCGCGCTCATCTACGCCCCCACCTGATAGGATCGAGCGATGCGCAACGGGCGCTGGATCGGATCGATCATCATCGCGAGCGCAGCGGGCATGGTCGCGCTGCTCGCGTGGATCGGGGCTTGGCTGGGGGTCTGGCCGGCGCCCTGGTGAGCCGGCATGCGGCGGGCGAATACGTGACCAGCGTCACAAAATTGCCACTTGAACAATTCTCTACACCATCCGTTTCCGCGAACCTGCTTAGGCTTGCTACCAACTGGGGCAACTGCTTTGCAGGAGATGGGAATGCGGCGATGGGACACGACCGTCTTTGGAAACCCGCCGGTCTGGACTGAAATGGCGCGGGCCAATCGACATAGGGGAACAACGATCACCTTGCCGGCTGACCTGACCCCCCGCATGCGGCGGGCATGGGCGGCGGTAGACCCCTGGGTGACCGATGACCAGATGGAGGCCGTATGGGAGGCGCTGAAGCGCTTCGCCGTGGCGCCCGGCAAGGAAGGCGATGGCTCGACGCGCCCCACTTAGGCCGCCTCGCTCTGCTTGGCCGCGCGGAGCCGGTCAATGACCGGCCGCCAGCGCCAAGGGATGCCGCGCTCTTTCCAGTTGGAAACCTGCGGCTGGGTGAACTTGTGACCAGTCACCTCACTCAGCAGCGCGGCCAGCTTGGTCGGACCGTCGAACTCCTCATCAATGACCTTCACTGCGTCCATACCGCACGTTTATCACGACGCGTGATGTCTTGCAAGAGAATATCACGTGATGTGATTTTCGTGCCTGGGAATGCCATCGTTGGGCATGGCTCGACGCAAGAAACCCGAGGCCCCGCCTGACATGGATTCGGTTGGGGGCCGCATCAAAGCGATCCGCCTGGCGTTCGACTGGACGCAGGAGGATTTGGCCGGAAAGGTGGGGCTTACCCAGCCCGCCATTAACAACTGGGAGAAGGGCAGCCGTGTCCCCAAACCCCTGGAGGGCCGGCGCTTGTGCGAGGCCACAGGCGTCACCATGGATTTCATCTATCGCGGCATCCGCGCCGGATTGCCGCTTGAGCTGATCGCCAAGTTACCGGGGCTGTCTCCCGAACAGGTTCACTGAGCCACCTATTCGCCGTTTCAGCCTCGGCACCCTCGCCCCCGCCGCTTACCCCGGCGGGGGTTTTTGTTTGCGGTCAATTCCGGTCAAAAGGTAAAAATCACGGCACGTGATATTTGGGCTTGCGTACATCACGCAATGTGATATTCTCCTTTCCATCAGCCGGGCAGCCGGCGACATGGAGGGACGAGATGGCGAACCTCAAAGCATCGACGAAGCGACTGACCGAGTGCCGCGAGGGCGATGGCAACTATGCCGGCGTGCTGCGCGACGCGAAGGGCAAGATCGTTTGGCAGTGCGAGCACAGCCATCGAAACCGTGAAAGCTGGTCCAGCCGCTCGGGCGTGACCGCGCTTGATTGCGCGAAGGCGGAACTGAAGCGCCGCCAGCCGCCCGGCCCGGTCAATGTCGGCACGATCACCGAATACGGCCTGACGCAGAAGCTCAGCGACGCGATGACGCGCGCCAATCAGGCGGCGAATGAAGCTGGCATCGATTCGCAGACGCTGGTGTGGGCGTGAGTTGGGGCAGCTTCGCGCTCGGCTACGTCGCGGCGGCCATAACGCCGTTCGCGCTGCTCTGGCTGTTCGCCCTGTTCCTGTGGTGCGCCGACAAATTCGGATGGTTCCGGCCATGAAGATAGAACCGCTGTTCGCATCCATGACGGCCGACGACCGCGCCAAGTTCTGGGCTGAGGTATTCGCGCCGGCCAAGGCGACTGAGCGCGCCCAGGTATGGCAGCGCGCCCTCGTGGTGGCGAAAGAGGCCGTAGACCTGTTCCCGCCCGACACTGAGGCCAGCCTGCACCGCTTCGGCGCTGAGACCGTACTGCGCGCGCTCATGAAAGCGGCGCTTGAGGATTGCAACCAGTAACCCACCACCAAGCCCCCGGCGCTGGAGCCGGACGGAGGACCAATGTTGACCGACATCACTTTCGAGGCATTTCCGAAGATCGGGCGCCTGTCGCGCGACGTGATCATCACGGAGAAGCTGGACGGCACCAACGCCCAGGTGATCGTGACGGAGGACGGCCGGATCGGCGCCGCGTCGCGCTCGCGCTTGCTGGTGCGGCAGGGCGCGGACGGCTCTTGGGCTTGGGATGCGCCGGACAACCACGGCTTCGGAACCTGGGTGATCTCCAACGCTCCAGCGCTGCGCCTGCTTGGCCCCGGCCGGCACTTCGGCGAGTGGTGGGGCGGCGGCATCCAGCGCGGCTACGGGCTCGGCCACGAGAAGCGGTTCAGCCTGTTCAACGTCCGGCGCTGGACCGACCCGGAGAAGCGCCCGGCGTGCTGCCATGTCGTGCCCACGCTCTACATGGGCGACTTCGATACCGCGCGAGTGGCTGCGACCATGACGCTGTTGCAGGCGAAGGGCAGCGCGGCCGCGCCCGGCTACATGAACCCCGAGGGCGTCGTGATCTTCCACACGCAGAGCGGCGCGCTGTTCAAGAAGACATTCGAGAAAGACGACGCCGGCAAGGGCAAGGAGCCCCTGCCCGACATGGCAGCCTGATTCCCCCATCCCCGCGGCGCAGAGCCGCACAGCGGAGGTAAGAGAGATGGAAGATGGGATTTCGCGCGGTAGCGCGACGACCGGTGAGGCCTTAGCCCAGCTGCTGAAGGCTGCCGACGCTGTTGTCGGCCGGGCAAACCCGCTGGCCAGCGTCATCAACGGCAAGGTCACGCACTACCGCATCGACAAGGCGCTGATGGACGATCTCCGCGCGGCGGTCAAAGCCGCCAAGGCTGCACGCCCATGAGCGACGAACGCATGGCGGCAATTGTGCTCGCCAACACAGTCCTAGATCGCGTCAACGCCGACCCCGATGACGACCTTGCGGTGTTGGCCCGGCAGTTCCTGCGTGAAGTCTCGCGCAGCCAACATGCCGAAGTCGCCTTGGATGTCCGCGCACGCGACGTACAGGCCCTGCAAGAGGACATCGCCAAGCTGATGCGGGTGATGCGGTGCGCTCAGTCCGCGCTCGTCACGGTGCGGAATGACGTAGCGCGGGAGAAGCTTCAGGCGGCCATCGCTGCTGTTCCGCACCGGCTGAAGGCCGCTCCGCACGAACTGATGCCATACGCTGAATTGCGGAGCATCCGATGACCGTGGAGAACGACGCGATGGCAGACACAGCGACGCCGAGGCCGTGCCCGTTCTGTGGTGAAGGTGAGCCGCATCCGTGGGCGGAGCTGTCGCCAGGCGCCAGCATGGAGGCATACTTTATGTGGTGCGTGAAGTGCAGCGCCAAGGGGCCGCGCCGCGCCAACCGGCAAGACGCTATCGCCGCCTGGAACCGCCGCGCCCACGACGCCCTGAAGGCGGAGAACGCCAAGCTCCGCGAGGCGCTGAAACGCTGTGTGGGCGAGCTGGTCTACGCGAAGGAAAAGCTCCCTTGGTCTAACGCAAAGGAAGCTCTCGCCATCGCCCGCGCCACGCTGGAGGGCCGCTGAGCATGACCGCGAAGCCCATGCAACCGATCTATGTCCTGATCGGCGCGAAGATCGTCCACACCCGCGAGGCCATCGGGTGGACGCAGCAAGACCTCGCCAAACGGATCGGCCTCACGCGAGCCAGCGTGGCGAACATCGAAACCGGTCGCCAGCGCATCTTGCTTCACGACGTTGAGACGATAGCTCGCGCCTTCCAAACCACGCCGAAGCATTTCCTGAAGGGCATCTGGACATGACCGTGCTGAACTACGCCACCCGCCGGGAAGACCTGGCCGACGCCACCGACTTCCTGGAGCACTTCGCGGTCTCCCTGGAGGACAGCATGGGCAGCCTACGGGCCGCACAGCGGGGGTTGGAGTGGGCGACGGGAAGGTCTGATGCCTGCGCCGAGCTGATGCGCGAGGCAGAGGCGCTGGCGAAGAAAGCCCGTGGGCTGATGACCTGGGTCGAGCGCGGGTGCAACGAAGGAGAACGGCCATGAATGCGCTGCAGGTACTGCGCAAGGCAAGGAAGCTGATCGAGACGCCGGAGCGATGGACCAAGGGCGACGCGGCGAAGGATCGGGATGGCGTGCCGGTTGGGATGAAGTCTCGCGCGGCGGTCTGCTTCTGCGCGGCCGGGGCTATCGCAAGAGCTAGCGGCGGCTGGAATGGCGGTTACCACAATGCGCGGGCCGCCCTTGAGGTGGCGATTGGCGGTGCCATCGCCGAGTGGAACGACGCCCCTCGCCGCACGCACGCCCAGGTGCTCCGCGCCTTCGACAAGGCGATCACCTCACTTGAGAAGCCGACTAACCCGGAGCCACCCCATGAACGCCATCGTCCCCCTCCCCGCCGTCCGTAAGCGGTCCGGCTCCCTGAGCGACGTGCTGCCGATCGCGGAGAACGCGGTCTGGTGGAGGAATTTTCTTGCCGGTGTGGCCCTGGAGCGGCCCGTCTCCGCAGCGTGGCGGGACGAGGCGGCGGAACTGGAGAGGCTGTCATGAGCGCCATTGAATTTGAAACTGCGCGGGCGATTGCGTTCGCCTACCGCGAGATCGAAACCGCAGAGACACTGCTGGCTGAAATCGCGGAGGCCACGGGGCGACACCCGGCGCCGGACATCCGCGACGCCTTCGGACGGCAGGTCGGCGGCATGGAACTCGGCGTGCCGTCCGGCTCCAACAGTCGGCGGCTATTCAATGTCCCTTGGGGACTCGCGCGCCCCATCATCGAGGCGCATATCGCGCAGCAGAAGGCCGTCATCGCCGCTTTAAGCGAGAAGGCGCGCTCAGAATTGGGTGCGCCATGACCGAGCCGCAGCGCATCGCAGAGGCGCCAGATATGGGGATTGCGCGCAGTAGCGCGCTTCTGCCGGCGACCCTGGAAGACACCGAGGCCGACCTGCAGGCGATCCACTCCGCGCTTGTCGGCCTGGAAAGCGCGCCGCCGCCCCTGCTCCGCCGCAACGGTGAATGGCTCCGCGAGCTGGCCGATCGGCTTTCGTCTCTCGCGCTACTCGTTTCCAGCAAGGAGGCCGCTTAATGCCGACGCCAAAGGCCGGGTACTTCCTGAAAGATGGGACGAAGGTGCCGGGCACCACCACCATAATTGGCCGCTTCAAGGACAGCGGCGGGCTGATGTTCTGGGCTTTCCAGCAAGGCAAGCTCGGCAAGGCCAAGCTCTACGATGAAGCGGAGAAGGCCGCCGACATCGGCACCGCCGCACACGGCATGGTCGAGCTGCGCATCAAGGGCGCAAGCGACGCCGAACTGAATGACTGGCTCGACAAGACCTTACCCGACCCGGAGATGCAAACCAAAGCCCGGTCGAGCTTCGTTGCCTACCTCAAGTGGGCGGAGATGACCAAGCTCGTGGTGGTCGAGCAGGAAATGCAGCTTGTCTCCGAACAGTACCGGTTCGGAGGCACGCCCGACGCCATTGGCATGATTGGCAACGAACTGTGCCTGCTGGATTGGAAGACGAGCAACGGCGTCTATCAGGACTACCTGATCCAGCTTGCCGCCTACCGGCAGCTTTGGGAGGAGAACCATCCAGACCGGCCGTTGACCGGCGGCTTTCATCTACTGCGGTTCGCCAAGGAGCACGCGGACTTCGGGCACCACTACTTCGCCAACCTGGACGAAGCGTGGCGCGCGTTCGTGCTGATGCGCGAGCTGTACGACATCGACCGTGGACTGAAAAAGCGCGCAGCCTAAAGAGGAGAAAGCACCATGGCACGCACGATGCCCGCCAACACTGGCGGCAATTTCGAACTAGCGCCGAGCGGAACGCATATCGCGATCTGCTATCGCTTCATCGACCTGGGCACCCAGGAAGGCAGCTACCAGGGCAAGCCCCGCAAGGCGCACAAGGTGATGATCACCTGGGAGCTATGCGGCGACGAGAAGATGGAGGACGGCCGCCCCTTCTCCATCAGCAAGACCTACACGCTGTCCAGCCACGAGAAAGCCGGACTGCGGAAGGACCTGGAGGCGTGGCGCGGCGCCAAATTCACGGATGACGAAATCGCCCGCTTCGACCTGTCCACCCTCATGGGCAAGCCGTGTCTGCTCAATGTGGTGCACAACGAGAATGGCGACCGCACCTATGCGAACGTCGCCGGCATTATGCGGCTGCCGAAGGGCTCCGCGGCCCCGCAGCGGGTGAACGAGACGATCTTCTTTGACCTGGACGAACGGCCGTTCAACGCCGAGCTGTTCAACAAGCTGGGCGAGCGGTTGCGCGAGACCATCGCCAAGTCGCCCGAGTACGCGGCGGCTCACGGCCAGCACACCGAAGCCCACCCGCCGCCGCATGATGGCAGCGGCATGCCCGACCCGGCAGACGATCCATTCGGGCTGTAGCCGTGATAGGCCCCGCCCCACTCCGCAAGCGCATGGGGGTGAAGCAGTCCAGCTTCATCCGCTCGGCGAGCCATAAGGCATTCATCCGCCGGCAGCAATGCGTGTGCGCGGCGTTCAACCACCCGAAGTACCCCTGTGGTGGGCCGAAGGTCGCGGCGCACTTCAGGACTGCGACGGGTGGCGGGATGGGCTTGAAGCCGGCGGATCAGTTCATCTTTTGCGTATGCGACGCGCACCATCGTCTACAGCACCAGGTGGGCGAAGCGGAGTTCCAGAAGATGTTCGGACTCAATCTCCGCATCATCTGCCGGGACTTCGCTCGGCGCTCCCCCGATCAACGCATCAGAGAGGCAGCACAATGAGTGTACGTGCAGTCTGCCGCAAGGGCGACATCCGAATCGGCATGATCGGCATGGAGCCGGGCAACATCGAGCGCCTGACCGAGCGTGGCAAGCCATTCATCCTGCGCCTCGACATGTTCCGCGACTGTCAGGACGTGGTGTTGGTCTACGGCAAGGACCACGCCGACATCATGCAGAAGATGGCGCTGTTCAACAACGAACCGGGCGCGGAGATCGACTGGCTATGAACGCGATAGCCGCCACCTTCCACAGCTTCCGCACCGTCGCCGGCCGGAAGCAAATCCAGTTGGTGTTCGAGGCGCCGGTCGAGCAGACGGGCAAGATCCTCGACCTGCTCGGCACGCCAGACCCAGGCGGCAGCAAGTGGGTCGGCATCGCACCGCTACAGCTGGACAAGGTGACGGAACAGAAGCCCGAGGCTCCGGCGGAGCGCGCTACTGCGCGCAAAAAGGAATCCGAACCCTGGCACACCCTGAAGCTCTCCAAGCGAGCCGCGATCATGTGCGGAGAGCCGATGTTCTGGGAGTGGGCAAACGCTCAGGAAGCAAAGCGGCTCGGGCAAGAGAACTGCATTCAGATTGACGACGCCGAGAAGGCGGCAATGTGGCTCCGGTGGCGGACCAACGTGAAGTCCCGCAAGGAGTACGACACCGACGAAGCCGCTGGCCGGAGATACCTGGAGATCGAGAGGTCTTACCGGGCTCACCGGATGGAAGTCGAGCGCTACGGGGAAGTGTCATCATGAGCCGTCGCCGCCGCGAGCTGATCGCCGCCAAGCGGGCGGGCACAGTCCTAGACCCGGCCGCATCGTTCACCGAATGCCTAGCCTGCAACGGCACTGGCACGCGCGACTGGCTTTCTGGCGCGCCCTGCATGCAGTGCATCAACGGCTGGGTGATGGGCGAAGACCCTGACGACCTCCCCGACTGGGGCGATCCGGAGGATGACGATGGCGAGTGAGATAGAGGCGCTGATCGAACGGCTGGAGAAGGCGACGGGGCCGGATCGCGCCCTCGACAAGGCGGTTGACCCGCTTCTTCGCAAGCGCGCGATGTATGAGCTGGACGACCAGGAGCCAGAGTACACCGCCGACCTGATGCTTGCCCGAGACTGCGCCGGCAAAGAATGGCTGGAGCAGTGGACGCTGGCTCGCGCGCGTGCCGGCTTCTATGAACTCGGCACCCGCCGTTATCGCGGTATGGCTTTCGACGACATCATCGTCAAGGGCTATCACGAGCCCTGTTTATGGCTTGCGGTTGCCCTCCGCGCCCGCGCCACCCAGGAGAAGTGAGATGGACCCAGCAGCACCGCAGGAGATGACGGCGGTTCGCATCATCGAGCACAAGGAAGCGCTGGAGATCGCGCAACGGCTGATCAACTCGGCATTCGGCAACGACAACCGGGCGCGCTTCAGCATTCCGTGTCGGCCGCACCATGACGATGACTGCCTGATCATGGCCTACATCGCACAGCGGGAGATGGAGCGTAACCGTCTCACCGCCGCCGAGACCGCCCGCGCCGCAGCGGAGGCGGAAGCGGCGAGGCTGCGGGCTGCGCTGAACTTGCACGCGCCGGCCTGCCACATCTGCAGCACGCGCAGTCGGGTGCATTCGGCATTTTGTAGCGCCGTAGGTGACCCGGCAGACCGCGCGCTTGCAGCCCTCACCAAGGAGCCGAGCCATGGGAAGTGACGCCATGACCCAGGACACCGAGTGGGCGCGCGAGCAGGCGGAGAGGCTGGCCAATGATCTGGCCTACGCACTTCGCAAGAACAGCCTCGTGTACGCCGCAATCAAGAACATCGAAACCGCCCTCCTCGCCGCCGAGCAGCGGGGGAGAGAGGCGGAGCGGGCAAAATTCGAGGAGCTTGCCGAGGCTGCGACCGTTTGCACGCTGCTGACCACCTTCGCTCCGTTCATGGACCTGAAGGAAGGCAAGCGCTTGATTGATGCGCTGGTTGCGGTCGGCAAGCTGAAGAAGGATACCCGGCCATGACGCCCGACGAGCTGAAGGCCGCGCTGGTCGAGGCGGTCGCACGACGCCGCGCCGCGCGTGCCTTGGGAGGGGCAATGACGCGACGACTAAAGACTGGGAATTTGCTGATTGAAGCGGAAGCCGCTCAGCGCTGCGATCTCTGCGGCGCAGTGGCCGAAACACGCCCCTACGGTCCAAGGGGCGAGAACGTCTGCTTCTCGTGCGGCATGAAGGACCGGGCTGCCGCTGAGCGCGCATTCAAGCAGCGGATGGACCCAACATGACCGACCTCGAAACCACGCTCTCCGCAATCACGCGCATGGCGGAGGAGGTGAAGGATGATCAGCGATTCATCAAAGCTGGAGCCACCCTCGTTCCCGGAGGGCTCGAATCAATTTTGGCGGCTGGCGCTCGGCAACAGACCGCCGCCCCCGCTCTCGCCGACGCCGTGCTGGCGCTGGTCGAGGTGGCGAGGGCTGCGGAGGCCGACAGGCAATTTGCCAAGAAATATTGGGGCGAAAGGCTGGAAGTTACCGACGCCCTCTCCCGCCTCTCCACGCTGAAGGAGACGAGGGGGTGACAGAGAAGATGGATTCTGTTTCGCGCAGTAGCGCGACGACCGGACGGAGCAAAGGCCATGGACGCAAAGCCCGGCACCTATCGCTGGATCAAACACTGGCACTCGGACATGTGGGAGGTGGCTCGCATCGATCTCCCGCCTCCGACCTACCAGCCCGATCCGCAGACCAATCCTTCGGGGCTTTGGGCGTATCCCGAGGGCGGTGAATGCGGGGCGATCGATCTCGACCAGATTGGCCCAGAGACCGCGTTGCCCGACGAACTGCGCGAGCAATTGGATGACCTAACTCGGTCATGCCAGGAGTGGCGGCCCCACCAAGACACCCCATGACAGAGCGACGCCTACGCCTGCCGTTGGAGCTGAGGAGTGAACATGGTTGAGATCGCACAAGACGGCCGCCTACTGGCCGATGGAACCCCGCTGGTGGAGCCGGATGTGGCCAAGATGATTCCGCGCCTGGGCAAGGTCGCGAGCCAGGAGATTGCCAAAGCGACGCGCGATGCGCTGGTGCCGATCACCGAGCGGCGCGTCGAGATGACCGGCCTGGACCGCCGCGTCCGGTTCGACCTCCCTCTCCGCTCGTTCGAGCACCTGAAGGCAGTCAGCGAGATACTAGACACCCTATCTCGCGGGCTCGAAGGATTGAGCTATATGCGGCACAAACAAGAGGCCGAAGTGCTTAGAGAAGCACGGAATTTGGTTGACCGCGCCAAGCGCAGGATGGCAAATGTCTAGCCTGTGGATTTTAACCAGCTCAGACAATACTGGTGGTATACTGCACCGTCACGTACCATCATATACATTATGCGGCAGTAATATTATTGCGCGCCCGCAATTTTATTGCTTTCCTTCTGCGCCCAAGCACTTAAAAGCCGACTCTAAGCCCCGGTTCGGACTGTCAACGCCCGACTAGCCCTCGTCCCTGTGGATAGCGTGGATTGAATCGCCCATGATGCCCAACCATGCCCCGCTCCGCCGACATCCGCAAGCTTGTGATCCGCGCCCGGAAGGTGGCCGCGGTATCGAGAACGGCGGGGCCGACAGGGGTAGCCTTCGCCGAGCTGATCGACCAGCTGGTAGAGACCATCGAACAGCTCAGGCAGGAGCTGTCAGATGAGAGGAAGCGGGGCTTTTACGAGAGGGTGAAGAAGTAGGGCCTACTTCGTCTTGATCTTCTCGAACGTGCGAAGGCCCGCCATGCCCAGCATGCCGAGCATCAGTTCGTAGAGGTTGCCGTCGAGCGTCGGCAGCTTCGGGATGGGCTTGCCGATCAGGAAGCCGACGTAATAGGCCAGCGGCGCGAACAGGTAGGTGTAGGCAAGCGCCGTGCCGCACACCCAACCGATGAAGGGGCGCCAGCCGGCGATGAACAGGTTGCCGGATGTCGCCTCCGCCTTGTTCACCTCAAGCTGGGAGAGGTCCGATTGCGCCAGCGCGCCGAGCATGCGATCTAGCTCTTTCTGCCGGGCCTGGGGATCGGGGATGACCGATTCCAGCAACTTGCCCAGCAGGGGGGTTAGGATGGGGAGTAGCGCGGCGAGCATTGGTTAGTCCTCGGTCATGTGTTAAGTTGCGGGCCGCGCTCCGGGTTGGAAACACGGTGAATCTCGCGGCCGTAGCTTCCGCCATGGCGGTGTGCGCGTGCTGGTGGCCCGAAAGGGAGCGAGCCCAGCCCGGCCTGGAGCGCATCACCTCAACACCTCCATAGCCTTCCGTCGTCACTGGATGCCCGCCAGCTTCCGGCAGGCGTTCAGTCGATTCATCCAGCCCTTGCCGTACTTCCCCCAGGTCTTCAGCAGCCGGTAATGCCGCTCCCTCTGGTCGGCCACTTCCTTGGCGAGGTAGACGCCGGTCTGTGTCTTCACCGCCGCCAGCGTTACCGGGCCAAGCGAGCCATCGGCCTGTATCCTGAGCGTCTTCTGGAGCCACTTGACCGAGCGGGAAATGCCGCAATTGACCGCCGAATCCATCAGCATGATCGCCAGCGGCTCGGGCAGCTTGTCGCCCTGTATCTCGCGCCAGTAACGGTCGCGGTAGATCGACCTGGCTTGGTCCTCCGTCAGGCCCTTGATGTCGAGAAGGGGAAAGCTCAGAGCGGAGATGCCGTACTTGGTGCCGCGCAGCTCGCCGGTCTTGTCCTGGCCGGTGTAGTTACCGGGGTCGTCGGGATCAAGGCTGTGGGCGGCCCCGCCCTCCCACTCCAGAACATGCGTGATGGCCTTGTCCCAGCTCATCGCATCCTCTCGATCAGCACTGCGTACCGATGGTGTCGGGTGATGGGCTGCCTCTCGACGTACTTCCATCCCTCGGGGATGGGCTCGCCGTGGGGGAGCCAGCGGACGTAGATAACTTGACCACCCTCTGGCCCTTCTTCGGCACTTCGCCCGTCTCGATCCATCGCGCGATCATGTCCATGTTCTTGACCAACACCTCGCCGTCGATCTCCGCGTCCGCCAGCTGGGCGAACACGAAGGCGCGGCGCTGCTCGTCGATCGACTGAGCAACGGGGTATTCGGTTACGACTTCGATTTCTTCCGCAGCCATCGCAGGAACTCCGCGCCTTGCTCGACATCGAAGATCGTCGTCACCAGCCTCGGGTCGTCATCCGCTCGCGTCGGGTCGATGATCGTCACCGCGGCCGGAAAGATGTTCTGATCCGGCAGCCCCTTCTCCCGGGCGTAGCGGTCATGCCGCTTGTAGGAGCCGCAGCGAATGGCATGCGACACCAGCCCGGTGGAGGGGCACTTGAGCACCTGATAGCCGGAGACATGCAGGTGGCCACAGGTCAGGATGTGATCTCGCCAGCCCATCTGGACGGCCTTGGCGGGGCCGTGCGCGGTGTTCCACATGCTATGGCCGCTAAAGTCATGCCGGGCGTTGATCCGGACTTCCTTGCTGTTCGGGAACTGGAGATTGAGCCTGGCGCCCCAGTCCTCGTGTACGCCGTTGGCGCCCTGGGTCATCCAGTTGAGCGGGTCCCCCGCACCCGTCCAGCAATCGTGGTTGCCGCGGATGATGTAGAGCCAGTCGGTGGCCTTGATGTACCACTCGACCAGCGCCCAGGCCTCTCGCGCCGACGTGCTCTGCTGCGAGTGGAGGTGCGCAAGGCGACCGACCCAGTTGTTGTGCAGGTCGCCAACGTTGGCGCCGAACAGGCCTTCGGTCTTCTGAATGATCTTGCAGTGGGCTTCGATCAGCTCGATATCGGAGCCGGGATCGTCAAGGTGCGGGTCGCCCCCGTGCACAATGCCGATCGGCCCGTCGATCTTGATCCGGACGTTGATCAGCCGGCGGGCTTCGGCCGCTTCATGCCGGCGAGCGTATTCCTTCTTACGCCGCGCGATGATTTCGGAGGCCGGGGCGATTTCGCTCGGCAGCTCGTCCCGCTCAAACGGCTTGGATGACGTAACCCCCCTCAGGGTTGCCATCCGCACCCGGTTGTTGAAGGTGCTCCAGGCCAATCCCAAGCTATCGGCTGCGTGCTTGATGTTGCCGCCGTGCCGCTCCAGGGCTGCCATGGTCTCGGCGAGTACGGCGTCGGGGAGCTGGGGGGTGGCCACTAGGGCACCATCAGCAGCGCGCCCGAAACCAGCATCATGGCGAGCAGGCAGCCGACCATGGTCAGGATCAGGAAGTCGGCCGGCGTCATCGGATCACCAGCGCGACAGACACGGCCGCAGAGCCGACGAAGATCCCGAGCGTGAGCCAAGGGTGATTGACCACCCACTCGACAATCGCCATGAACCAGTCGGGCAGGTCGTGCTCGTTCATAGATCGCTCGCCCTCCGTCGATACCCGCGCCGGCTCTTGCGCTCATCCAATGCGGTGCGAATGCGCAGGTAGAGAAGCACCAGGCCCCCGAGGACCAGGAGCACGTGCGTCACACCGTCAAACAGCGACCACCAGAACGGGGAAGTCAGAGCGGGGACGGCAAGGCTCGCGTCAGCCGCCGTCTTGACCAGCTGATCTTTCAGCCCGTCAGACATTGGCCCCCTCCAGCCGCCCGATGGCGCGCTCTATGTCGTTACCGGCCATCTCGCCAACTCCGCGGGTTGCACTCAACGCTTCAGCTTCAAAGCCTCTGCGATCCTTCCCTCCTGTCGCAGCTCGGCCACCTCTGCGCACTTCAGGGCGTCGGCCGCATCAATGGCGTCCTGCGCAGCCTCTTCCTCAGGCGTGAAGGCAACCTGCTCCGCTCGCCCGGTCTGGCAGTTCACGACGACGCGATGGCGTGACATCAGATTTCTCCCCAGAGTTGGAATTTGCCCGTGATCGTGCCGCTCGACGGCAGGATGCGTAGGCCGTCCTGCGCCACGACAGACCCCTGCGTCCGGTTGCCGCAGATCTGCCAGTTCTCGATGGTGTTGGCGTTGTTGATCGCCCCAAGCTCACCCTTCAGAAACTGGCAAACCGTGCTGGAAGACGGCCGGCTCAACACAAGCTCTGCGTCGAATCCCTCGCCAGTTGCGTTGCCGATGCTGTTGGCGAGCACGATCTGCCCCGCCACGGCATCCACGTTGGTCACCGTCGAGCCGCGCACCAAGGCAATGTCGGCGTACTGGTAATCGCTCGCGCCGCTCTTGAAGGTGCCGGACTCGGAGAGGCGGGCGTAGATCGCCACGTTGTCGGTGCCGACCTGGCCGTCGAAGATCATCAGCCGGAACTTGTTGAAGTAGGTCGGGAGGCTGGTGAACGTGACATCGCTTGCGGCACTCGCCGTGGTTTGCGCCACCAATGCCCGATCGCCCGGCGTCAGGAGGAGCATGTTTGTGCCGTCGTAGACCAGTTCGAAATACTGGCCATTGACGATTTCGCCGCCAATCAGGGCTGTGCCGTTGAGGCGCTTGATGTCCTTCGCGCCAAGCGAGCTGAGGTTGATGGTTGCCGCACCCGTGTTCGTCCCGCCGGCCTTGAACATGTAACGCATGCCGGTGACGTAAGCGGACGGAGCTACCGTCGCGCTGACCGTGATGGTGTTCGTGCCGCTAGTGGTAAGCTTGCCGTTGATAAGCTCAAACCACCGCGCCGCGCCGCCCATCACTGCGCGGGCGGAGTCGTTGACGCCGGAAGGGGCCATGCCTTCCGGAAAGCCGGCTGGGGCCGCCGTGTTGTTGCTGGCGTCTGTCGGACTCCAGGCGCTCACATCAGTCATGGCATGCCCCTTGCTTCAGTAGAAAATGTGCTAGGGTTGGTGTGCGGAAATGGGATGGGGATGATGGGCAAGGCGGTGTTGCTGGCCGTTTGGGTCGTCGCAGGGCATCCGCCGGTCGTGCAGCAGGTTGAGATGCGCGACATACAAAGCTGCATCTCTACGCGCGACGCCATGGACCGCGACCACGCGAATCTGCCCAAGGGCTCGCCCGCCTTCATGGGGTACTGCCTGCATCGCGAGCGGTAGCCAGAAGCGATGGCAGGAGCAGTGCTGCGGATTGATCAGACATCCGGGCCATGCGCTGCATGATGTCGATGGCTTCGGGCGACGGATTTGTGAACAGGTTCCCGAGCTGGCGGTAGGCGTTCCGATAGACGGTGTTCGCCATGATGCGATCCACAAAGCGAAGCGGGGCGGTTATTTCCGTCTGAGCTAGTTGGCCGATTGCCCCGGTATTCGCAGCCTCCTGGCCGGCCCGCAAACGCCCGCCGGTCTGCGACCCGACACCAGGAATGCGGCCTGTGCGCTCCAGAACGTCGAACACACGCTGAGCGCCCTGCCAAGCCTGATCGGGATTGGCGCCTGCGCGCGTGGCCGCCTCGCGGATCAGCGCCTCGGTTTCTTGAGCCTGCTGGCTTCCCGGCCCACCAAGCATCTGGTTCCGGAAGTTGACGCCGGCCATGCGGGTCGGCCCAGCCTGCGTCGGCTTGGCGGCGGTCTCCAGGACATCATCAGCCTGCCGTAGCAGCTGTGAGGCTGGCGCGCCTTGCCGGTAGGCGGCCTGCCCTGCGGCGAATTGCGGATTCGTTTGGAGCGCCGCGTTCACGTCATCAAGGATCGGCTGCATCGCCCGCCTGATGGCGTTCTGCGGCACGCCCTCGGCCATGTTGTTGATGCGCTCGGCGAAGGTCTGCCGCACGGTATCGAGCCGGTTGATGTTCGTAATCGGGACGCCGTTTTCGATGATGTCATTGCGTAGCGCCATCAGCTGCCGGCGAACGTCCGCAGGCGAAGTCATGATGGCGTTGTCGAGCCGCTGGATGACCGGGCGGAGCGCCTGCGGGTCGATGCTCTGCGGGTTTGCCGCGGTGTACCCGGCCCGCTGCGCTTCCTGCGTCAACGCCTGCCCCGCGTTCCGAGTGCCTGCCGCGCGCATGTAGCCGGGTGCGCTTGCCAGATCGGGCGCGATCTCATTGCGGATGGTGTTCGGCAGGGTCGCCGCGCGCTGATCGAAGAACCGGCCCATCTGTGGTCCGCCAGTCGGCGACGCGAGGGTGTCGGCCGCAAGTCCCTGCACCGGGCGGGCGTCAATCGCTTCGGCCGGGGATAGTGGGACACCTCTTGCCTGTCCCTCGGCCATGCGCGCTCGGGCAGTGGCGAAATCATCCGCCGTGGTGCCAGCCAGACGCTCCCTGAGCATCAAGCCAGGGTTGGACGATGGAAGGGCCACACCCGTCAGGCCGGTGCCCAGCAGGCCGCCAGAGAGGCGCGCCCACGGCTCTGCCGGCGTACCCTCGGCCAACTGCCCGCCGACCTCAGAGCCAGCCCCGCCGCCAAGCCCCATGAAGAAAGCCCGAGCCCCGCCCAGCAACCCGCCCTGCGTCGCAAACTGGCCCATGGTGTCGGCGAACTTTCCCGCCGTGGTTTGCGGGTCGTGCAGCATGCCGAGGTCGCGCATGGGCGCCTCGAAGTCTGCTTTCCCGCCCGGCAACGGAGCGGCTGGCGGATCGATGTACATGCCACGGAAGCCAAGCCCGACCGGCTGCCCCGCAAGCCAACCAGCGCCAGAGCGCATCATGTTCAGCGCATCAACGGGCAGGCCCGCCAACCCGGCAATGCCCTTGGGCACGCTTGACGCCGCTGACTGAATCACGTCGCGCGCGGTCGGATTGTCGGGAAGGATGCGGTTAAGCACATCCCCCACCGCCGCCCCCGCACGCTCGGCACGGCCCGGTGGCGCCATCATTGGCTTCAGGACATCGCCGCCGAGAGGGTCAACAGGAGGATCGGCCTTTGCTTTCGCGGCATCAGCAGCCAGCGGCGCGGCTTCCCACCACTCACCAGATGTCGCCTTCGGTGGCGGCATCGCGCGCTTGGCCGCATCGCCGGCAAGGGGGGCTGCTTCCCACCAGTTGCTCACGGCTTCACGCGAATCCGCTTGTTCGGGTCAAGGAACAGGGAGCCGGATGGAAGGGTGTCGTACTCCTCCTTGCCCCTTGGTGCGGAGATTCCGGGTGGCAGCGGCGGAGGATTGTCCTTGCGCCACTTCAGTTCGAAGGTCGCCGGGCTCTTACCCTGGTCAACCCACTCCTGCATGCCCTCGAACTTGCGCTCTGCGTAATCAGCCTTGGCATGCAGCCAACCCATCATCTGCTTGACCGCCTCAGGGCTGTCCTTGAGGCGCGGGAAGATCGCCTCGATGAAGTCGCGGTCGGTGTTGGAGATTTGCGCGCCCAACCCCCCGAGCGCGGCGAACACCAGCCCCTTGGCGGCGGACTCGAAAGCTCGCGCGTCGCCCGGCGCGACCTTCGTCAATTCGGCAATCTTCTTTTCGTCCGCCCCGAGCCGCACGGCGACGTTGGCGAGGCCAGACAGCACATCCGCCCCAGCGCCCGTCTGGAGCCCCTGCGCGACCGCCGTTTCCATCTGGATCAACGCGTTGCGCAATTCGCCTGCCTTCTGGAACTCACCGACCGCGCGCGTGTAGAAACTGGCCTCGCCCTTCTCTCCGCCGATGACCTTGGCGCGCTCTGTTTCTCCCGCCTTCTGCTGCTGGAACAACATTCCCGGCGAAACCGTCGGCGGGGCAAGCTGCGTCCCGCCCGGGCGGAAGCCGCCTTGCGCCTGCGCCATCTGCACGCCGGCAGAGGCATTCGCGGGACCTGCCGTATCGGCCATTGCCAACGGCGACGGCTGCTGCGGGATGTTGACCGGCGGCGGGCGCATGGCGCTGCCGGACGGCGACGGAAGACCACCGCTGAGAAGGCCGGGCAAGCCAAGCCCTTCCATGATGGCTCCAGCGCCACCCTGGTAGTTCGGTCCGAATCCCTGAATGCGACCGTCGGCGCCCGGGACGATCCTAGTCTGAAGACTACTCTTGATCGTCTCCGGCACGATCCCGCCCATGCCACCGAAGTAGGACTTCAGCCCCTCGAATTGGGCCGCCGTCTGCGCGTTCTCCGGGCTGATCGCATACCAAGGCCGGTCACCCTTGATGCGATTGGAGTTGATGCCCTGGATTTCGAGCATGAGCCGATCGCGCTCTTCGCCCGGCGGAAGCGACTGCGCATACTGCAAGACCCGCTGCTTCTGCTCCGTCGCCTCTTTCAGCTTGCTGACCTGCGCGCCGATGTACGCCTTCTTGAACTGCCCCTGTTCGTAGTCATCCATCGCCTTCAGGCCAGCAGCGGCGCCGGACGATGCGATGGTGCCCGGCCCTACAGGAACCGGAGACGGTCCCGAGGCCTGCCCGATCCCGATGAGCGTCCCGAGAATCCCCCGGATGTTTGCATCACGCTGGACTTCAGGCGGGAGCAGGTAGTTGTCGAGCAGTCCGTTAGCCATGGCTCACCCGTAGGCGCCGAGCGCGAATTGACGAAGCGTGGAGTCGTTGGCCGGCACGCCCAGCTCGGCGAGCCGCGCATAGGCTTGCGGAACGGCGTTGCCTACCCGGCCGGTGTCGAGCGACAGGAAGCCGGTATTCGGCACCTCGTGAATGCCGCCGGCCCACAGCGGATGGATGCTCTCCGGCTCGACCCAGTTCGTGCCGGTGAAGATGCGCGTCGGGTCCTCGCCGATCCCAGGGGCATTCAACAGCCCGCGCTTTGCCATCGCTCGTGCAAGCGATTGGTCGTTGAGCATCGGCGCCATGAACCCGCCGATCTCGATGGTCGGCTGCATGCGGTTCTCGCCGCCCCTCACTTGGAAGTGGCGGGGCAGTTCACCGATCATCGGGAACTGGTTGGCGTAGTTGAGCGCGTTGCCCAGCAGCCCCGGCATGGTTGATGCGTTGAGCCCGTTGTCGCCGGAACTCCCCATGACGCCGAGCCGGCCGCCCTGGTTGCCGAGCCAGGCCTGGGCATTCGGGCCGACCGTGGGCGGCGGGCCGAAGTTGCCGCCAATCGCCGAGCCGATCGCCGAACCGAGCAAGGTCCCCAAAGCCGGGACCGGGAGGAACGAGCCGGCGAATCCACCAACCGCGCCGCCGATGCTCGACCCGGCATTCCCGTCGCCCCAGGTGCCGAGCTTCGAGCCCAGCCACCCCGCGCCGGCATTGGCAAGCGAAGCGCCGGCCGAAGTGAACGGGTTGCCGCCGTTGAAAAAGCTCTTGGCGCCGCGGAACAGCGCCGAGGCGCCCATGCCCGTAAGCGGATTGCTCAGCAGGCCGCCGCCTGTCTCCGGCGGGTTGTAGATCGTCCCGTACCGCGGAGAGGACAGCAGTCCTCCATATCCGCCGAAGGGGTCGATGTGGCCTTGGTCTACCAGCGCCATCAGAGGGCGATGCCCGCATCAAGGTAGGCGTTGGCCTGATTGGTCAGGAAGCCGAGTTCGGAGGCCGACGGCAGCGAGAAGCCGAACGGATCGGTGCTCGCCCAGTTCCACAGGTTCGACGCGCCGCTCTGCGCCGCGCCGGGGAACAGCCCGTTCTGGCCGAACGCCATGTTCGCCGCCGAGAGACCGGAGCCAAGCAGGCCGATGCCCTGCCCTACCGGATTGCTGAAATACGGCTGCTGCGAAGTGGTCGAGCCGCCGAAGTTGATCCCCGGGTTGACCACGCCCATGTAGCGCTGCAAGTTCTCCCATGGAGCATTGATCTGGCCCTGCTGAACCAATCCCAGCTTGAACAGGCTGTTCAGGTCGGAGTCCATCAGGCCCGGCACCATCGCCGCCGCCTGCATGCGCCGGCCGGTGTCCTGGGATTGCAGCTGCGAATCCATCATGCCGGCGGAAAGCATCTGGCCGATGCCCTGCTGATACGCGCCGCCGTACATCTGGTTGGCGAGCTGCCCGAGGTTGCGACCGAGGATTTCCTGATTGGCGCCGGAGCCGTAACGGCCCGACCCGGCGAACTGCGAGCTGATCTGCCCACGCAGTGCCCCCGCCGCGTCCTCGTAGGCGCCCTTAAGCCACGGGTTGCTGTCCGGTGACAGCATCTCTCCGGACATAAAGCGTTGGAGCGTCGGACTGGTAAAATACTGGCCGTGGTGGCCTGTCGCGTACTGCGCCACCGTGTCAGCCGCGCGGCGGTTCCAGTCCGAGGCGTGCTGGCCGGACGGCCCTAACAGGCGCGTCTCGATTGCCTTGTAGGCGTCGGGAACCTGCGCACCCTGATTGTACAACCGCGCCGCTTCGGAGAAGCCCTGCGACAGGAAGGGCATGTTCGGCAGCGACGGGGAGGCCGTCTGCGTGGTCGAGACCGTCTCGGTTTCGTTAGACATCGGCCAACACCTTCCGCAGGATCACGTCCGTCTGCTGGTAGCCGGCAAGCTTCCGCTTCCAGCCCTTGCGCCCAACCACCTCCACCCGCACCGCGCCCAGCTGGCGAGCCCACGCCTCGACGGTCGGCAGGTGCTCCAAACAGGCGTCTATGTTGTCACCGCCAACATACCTCAGTTGCAGGACTTTCGCCATGGGTCTGATCGCCAGGGCGGTCACCAGGGCGCAGACGATTTCCCCATCCTTCTGGACGGCCCAAAGCTGCCATTCCTGGGCCAGGATCTTGCGGAACACGTCTATGACCCGCAGGTCGCCCTCCCGTGCCAGGGCGGGCTCCAGAAGCGGCCCCACGGCCCTTGCAACGGACAGCAGTTGGTCGGCCGGGACCGGGACCAGTTCAGTCTCGGGAGCCTCGGCCGGCTCGGTTGGCATGGTTGTTGCTTCAGCCGATGACAACATAGTCATAGGTCCGGGTGGTGGATGCGTCCGAGGTATGCCCCAGCGTCGCCGAGCCATCGGCCTTTGCGGAGACCTTCGGGACGCCTGACGTGCGGGCATCATCAGTGGTCGGGCAGAATAGGATCACGCTCGACCCGCCGATCCGGGTGTCCGTGAGCGTGGTGCTGGTGGCGCTGGCCGTAAGCGTCACGGAGCCGGTGCAGTTCAGCTTCCCGGCAAGCATGCTGTTGAAGGCCACGCGCAAGACGTGCCATGCAGTCTCGATGCTGCCGGGGAAGCCTCCTAGGCCGCGGAAGGTCGTTGCCATCAGCAGCCTTTCCCACCCTTGCGGGTCGGCTTCGGTTTACCCTTCGCCATAGACTGGATCACCTCCTCTCGATTAGCGGCGGCCATCACGACGCCACTCGACTTCCGCCGCGACGGCATGCGTCCAGGTGCCGGCGGCAGCGATGGAAACCCTCACCCGGTGCTTGCGCGACGAGTTGCGCATCGGGCAGTAGCCGTGCGTGTTCTGCGAAACGGCTGAGGTGTAGGAAGGCGAGGCTCCCGAGGTCTCGCGATAGCCGAGCGCCGACGTGACGGTGACCGAGGTTCCCTCGACTATCGGCCGCACGTTGGAAATGAACGCGCGCTCCGCACCGCCCAGCTCCACCTCTCCGGTCTCCAGCGTCGCCGCGAGATAGGTCGAGGTGAAGGCAACCAGCTTGTGGTCCGTGTTGAACGCCGCCAGCAGCAGATTGCCGCCGGTCCACGCGCGCGAGTCGAGCGAGAACGGCAACGTCTCGATGCTCGCGCTGATCGCGTCCAGCTGCTCAAGCGTGTAACCCTTGGACAGGTCGGGGAACAGCAACTCGTATTCCACGCCGGTAATCTGCGACCATCTGCCAATCGAGTAGTTGAAGATCAGGATGCGGTTCGGCGTGCCTGCCGTGGCACCCGAGGGGAAGCCCCACATGACCAGGGAGTTGATCGGGTCAACCGTGCCGTTGATGCGATAGAGGTAGTCCTGGTCCAGCAGCGAATAGAAGGTCTTGTCCACCTTGTTCTTGCCGATGCCCTGGACCCCTACGCCGTTCCACATGTACCAGCCGTCATCGGCGAGGAAGAACGCCGACTGGTTCACCGGCACGATCGATTGTGGCGCCTTGCAGCCGCGATTCTTCACCATCTCGCGGAACTGCCAGATGACGGGCGCGCCGATGAAGTCGCCGCGGAAGATCGAGCGCTCCTGGAAGACCGTCACATACTCGCCGCCCACAAGGCCGGTGACGTGCCCGCCATCGCCGACGAGGCTCTGGCTGTCCGCCAGCGTGGTCTGCGAGGAAGACCAGGTGGTCGGGTCATCGATGCCGCACCAGGCCACCCCCTGGGGATCGGTCGAGAGCCTGCCGAGAAACACTTGCTCGCCAGCGACACAGCAGAACTTTGCGCGCGGGGGAGAGCCGGAGAGCGCCGCGAAATCCGTCGATGAGCCGAGCACGTAGGATTGCACGTCATCAACAAAATTGGTCGCGATGATGCGCGTGCCGAACTTGCAAAAGCTCCAGAACCCGTCTGCCTCCGTGGCATAGGCGCCACCCGAGGCGCGCGTCACATCCTCCCAGGTCGAATCAGCGTTGGAGAACTTGTAGAGCTTGGTCGCGGTGCCGGCGAAGACAACGGTGTTGCCGTCATTATCCGTGCAAGCGAAGGCGCCTTGCACCCTCTCCGCCATCGCCCCGGAAACGACAGTCGAGCCCGGAAACGGCCGATAGCTGTTCGGGCCGGGAATGACGTTGGTCGCGACCGTGGCGCCCGGGTTGTTCCAATCGGGGAGGTCGGGCAGCCATTCTGCGTAAGGGAGGACCTTGAACGGCATCAGGGATCAACCGGCGTCCAAGTGCCGCTCCCTGCCGATGCTGGAGTCCATGACGCCGCTGTTGGACTGGCCGCAGTCCATGAGCCGGAGCCTGGAGATACGGGCGTCCATTCGTCAGCAACGGCGCCGAGTGACAGGCCGCGCGTGACGATCCACTTGATCGTGTCGGTTCCAACGAAGCCGGGAACGATGATGTCCTTGATCGCCATCAGCTCGCCCGCGTGCGCGAGGTCGGAGACGAACTGTCGTTGAGCGTGTAGGTGGCGGCCGTCGTCGAGCCGTCGCGCTTCTTCACCGTCAGGGTGGTGCCGGAAATCGAGAACTCGCCGATGCTCTGGGCAATCTCATAGAGCGCCTGCGCAACGGTCATCGTCGCGCCATCGGCCGCGTAGGCTTCCGTCATTGCCGTGGTGAGCAGCGTGGTTAGCTGCTGATCGAGGTACTTGCCGAAGGTGCCGGCCGTGGTGTGACCGGACTGCTCTTCGTCCCAAATCGCGTCCACGGCAGCGGCGGAGAGTCCGGCCGAGGTCACCGTGGGGATGACGTTGTTCGTGCCCGCGTACCCCGTGCCGTCGAAAAATGCCTCCGCATTATCCGCCGCGCCGCTGTCGCCGCTGATCTGGGTTGCGTTGGCGGTGATCGGGGTCGTCAAGGTGATCGCCGAAGCAACCAGCGTCACACCTCCGGTTCCATCAAGTACCGCCTCAAGATTGTCCGCAGCAGTGCTGTCCCCGGAAATCTGCGTGACATTGGCGCTGACAGCGTTCGTGACGCTGGTGACGGTCGGGATCACATTGTTCGTGCCGGCATAGCCAGTGCCATCGAAGAAGGCTTCGGCGTTGTCGGCCGCCGTCGCGTCGCCGGAAACCTGCACCACGTTGACGCCAATCTGCGCTGAACTGGTCGAGACGGCAGAACCGGCGATGTGCGACGTGTTGACCTCAGGGCGTCCACCGGATGCCGTCAGGTTCGACCCGCCGAACTGCGCAACGTCCACCTCCAGCTTGTCAGTCGAGAACAGGCTGTCATAGACGTTCGCCGGCACCACCATGAACTCGTGCCAAACGGGCAGCGCGCCGCTCTCGTGAACCGCGATCATCAGAACGCCGAGCGTGTCGGTGTCGGTGGTGTTGAGCGGGGTTTCGTACCAGCCGTTTTCCTCGTGCGTCGCCGCGTTGGCATCGTTCTTCTGTGCCCAGGCCCCGGCGTTCTTCTTCAGCCGCACGTCGGCCTGGCTGATCGTCAGGCCGGTTTCGGCGGTGACACCATCGGTCGCGTCGAGGAACGGGCCGAGTGCCAGGTCCACGGCTGTGGATTGCTTCAGGAACCTCATGCCGCGCGCCGCCTACGATAGTTGTGCATGAAGACTGGGATGCTGGAGGCCGCCGCCGCAGGCGCCGTGCCTACAATCAACGCGAAGCGCGGCACGATCATGCAGAATGGGTTTTGCGACCACTCCCATATCTCGTCATCGGAGAGGGCGCGATTCCAGCCGCACGAGATCGGGATAGAGGAGTTGGCGCTCACCACCGCGGCGCCGCCAGGTAGGCCGCCAATCGCGAAACTCTGCGTTCCAACGGTCACGTCACGCGTAGTTGTGCTGCTGGTGGCCGCGGTCGCATCGACACCATCACGCCAGATCGTATGCGTCGAACTGCCACCGCCAGTTACGCGGCGCCCGACCCAGGCATGCAAGCTCCCGTCAACCGCAGTGTTCGCCGTTTCGGCACCGCTTGCGGCGGTGGCAAATGTTCCAAATGTGAACTTGCCAGATGCAACATTGAAATCGTCATCAATGTTCGCCATGAGGCGCCATTGATTGGCCGGGTTGACGCCCAACCGCTGGCCGATCTGATCGTATTCGGCGGCTGCCGCGGGTGGATTGGATACGCAGGCAACCGTGAAACTGCCCGTTCCCGCTCCGTCGTCAGTGACAATCGGTTGGGTCGTGCCGAAGTCGATCTTGGTATTGTCGGCCGTGCCGAACTTCCATGCCGCCCCGTAAGCTGAGGCTTGCAAAGAGATGTTGGCGTTCACCTCCTTGAACAACGCGGAACTGGCCCGCGTGATGTCCATAAAAAGGTTGAAGCCGCCAGGAATGCAGAACGCCATGTCTTTCGCCAGACGATGGCGCTGGTCCACCATATAGGCGTAAGGCCGAGCCAGGATGTCGCTCGGCTCGCACGATGCGAGGATGTTGGCGCGGTGGATCACTGCACTTCCGGGATGATCGGATCGAACACGACGGAAATTTCCACCGCGTCGCTGTGGAACGCTGCGCCGCTATCGTTGTCCACGATCAGGGTGCCGTAGCGCTCGGTCGGGTAGAACACGCCACACTCGGCAACCTGCACCGTCCCTGTGGCTTGGGCCGTGCAAACGAAGCTGCCGATCAACTGGAGCTGCTTAAGCGACGCATCAAGGTTCGACGAGTAGCCGGCATAGGCGCTGTCCGAGCCACTGACGCCACCGGGATTGCCGTTCGCCGCGGTGCTGCTGCTCGACGGCGCCCAGTAGAGCTTGATCAGGTTCCCGGCCGTTGGCGTCGCCGCAAGCTCAAAGGCCGCGCGGACAGCGTAGGCCGGGGCGCGATGCTCCCCGAGGTCGGCCTTCGCCGACTGGCGCGCCGCGTTGTTCGCCACACTGGTCATGTCGAGCTGCACGGCGGTCGGCGTGCCCTTGCTCAGCGTGTTGGCCGCTGCCGGCGCGTAGTCTGTGCTGTCGCGGAACAGGATCTGCGGCGGGGTATCGTCCATCTCCTGGACGAGGATTTTGTTCGCCATGACTTAGAGCCTCCGCGCCTCTGCCACGTCGGAGGGCGTCGCTGGCGGTAGGGCAAGTTCCTCCGCCCGGCTGCCAGTCCGATCCAGCTTCGCCAGCAGGTTTGCCCGCGTGCCGGACTGTGCGCCGAACATCGCCAGCATCGCGGCCCTGATCTGGCTGCCTTGCCGGATGTCGATGGGGCCGTTGCCGAGAACGATACCGAGGTACTGACGGTCGGCCGCGCTGAGCGCGTCCCACTCGCTCTTGACCATGCCGTAGAGAACCAGCGCCGGGGTGATGCTCTCGACCGGCACGGTACGGTTCTCGGCGTTCAGGCTGTTCGCGACAGCCTCGTCACCCATGCCGGAGTAGCCGCGCGTGAGGGGATCGTTGTCGATCTCATCCCGCAGGCTTTGAAGTTGAGCAGACGTGTAGGTCATCCGTTAACCCATTGCCCCGTCAGCTGTGCTTGAATACGCCCTCCGGGAGAGCCCAACATGAGACCGACTGATCTCGCCGAAGCGCTGCGAAACCTGCTCATGGCCGCCGAACTTGAGGGCCGCGACATCGATGAAGCAGAGCGCATCGACATCCTTGAGCGCGCCAAGCAGCAAGCGCGAGAGGCGCTGAAGCGACACACCGACTGACGCGGCGCGATCACTATTGCGGCGCCTGCCATCACAGCCACCCCCTAACTTCACCTAGGATGCGCTGGTCGTTCTCGCCCCGGAGCTTCAGGTATTCCTCCCGCTCCAGGGCCTTCATGGCCGTCGCTTCGTCGTAGTTGCGGATCACATGCGCGAACAGATCGGCCTTCGCGCCAGAGCGGATCAGCGCCTCCGCCTCGACCATCCAGAAGTTGGTATCCGTGGTCGCCGATAGCGCGGTCAGCTGCCGCACGCCGTAGAGCGTCAGCGTCATGACGGCGTTGGGAATCGGGTACAGCCACACCGCGTCCTGGAAGTAGGACCAGAGCCGGGGAATGCCCTTGTAGGAAGTGTTCGTCGTCAGGTCGATGATGACCGAATGCGGCTTCCGCTCCAGGTGATTGATCTGAGAGTTGACCGTGATGGTGGCCTTGTCGGCGTAGATCAGCGGACCTTCACCCGAGCTGTCCGGCATGGTGTAGCTCTGCGTGCCGTCAGCGGTGGATGCGGTCCACTTCTGCTCCGTGCTCCAGAAGCGCTCGCGCTCGTAGCGGGCAATAGTGGTCTTGATGGAGCGCTGGATTTGAGTAGAGATGTTGTCTCGCCCAAGCTCGTCGGCGATCCGATCGATCATCGTGCCCAGAGTGCTCATGCCGCCTCCCCAAGGTACTCAGGGAGGCCCGCATCCTTCGGGCTCGGCAGCCGGCCTATCGCGTAGTCCCTGTGCGCCTTCTCGCGGTTCCAAAGCTCCGCATACGGAACTTCCTGCATGTGCTGGAACCACGGGCCGCCAGAGGTGAAGTGCAGCCCGCGCGGGACTTCGTTGTACGGCAGCTTGTCCCAGCCGACGAGGAAGTTCCAATCCGCCGGCAGTGCGCCGATCTCGTGCTCGTCCAGCCACTCGAAGGCATGCAGCCACGCGCCCGGTCGAGCGTTCACATTCTCAACGGTCAATCTCGCGTTGGACGGGTGGCCGCAATTCCACAGGACGAAGGAGGACCAGTTCTTCCGCCTGTACCGGGTCTGCTGCACGCCATCCATCTTCAAGCCTTCCTCCGGCTCGTGATGGTGCTTGACGCAGTAGACCGCCTTGTCGGTCGCATCCTGGAACAGCTCGGCGATGTCGCCGCGGATCAGGAAGTCGCAGTCGAGAAACAGCGCCCAGCCCTTGTATCCCTCAAGCGCCGGGACGAGAAACCGCGTGAAGCTGAAATCCGTGCTGAACGGCTTCTGGTCCTGCGTGTCGAACCGCTGGCCGTTGTGCAGGTAGTGCTGCCGCCAGTACCACCTGGCCCGCTTCAGGCTGTCGAGCTTCAGCGGGCGCACGTCAACGGGCAGCGACGAATGCCGCATGATCGAGTAGCGGCAGACCTCGTACGCCGCGTGCTCGCGCTGGTCGTATCCAATCCAGACCTTCAGGACATCAGGCATGTCAGCTCCCGCTCATCGCCATGCCCGCCGATGAGCTTGAATTGCTTGGACAGCCGCTTGAGCCACCAGTCGTCGTTCTCGACGATGAGGTGCGCGTTCCTGCCGTCCGCGAGTTGGTGCGAGGCAAACCGGGTGGCGATGACGAAGAAAACCCGTTCGCGGGTGACCCGGCGGAGATCGTCAAGAACCGCATCCAGATGCTCCGGCTCGACGTGCTCCAGGACATCAGTGCAGATGACCAGATCGGCCGGTTCCGGCTTGGCGTCCTTGCCTTCGATGCAGGGGTCGTACTCGCGCCACTCCTGCATGATGCGGTGGCGCAGCTCGTGCCCGAGCATGCCCTTGCCGCAGCCGTAGTCGAGCACAGAACTCGGCTTGTAGCGCTTGATCATCTCCAGGACGATCGGCGCATATCTTCCCGAGGTGCGGCCGAAGGTCGGATAGCGCACATGCGCTTCCTTGTTCAGGTCCCGGTATGCGGTGGAGATCAGTTCCATCGCAGCCACACATCGTCATGGGTTTTCTCGAACAGCCCGGTCTCGACCACCGCGCGATGCACGCTCGACCAATCGATGTCATGGCCGGCGATCAACCCCCCTTCGCGGACCTTCGGAGACCATGCCGCGATGTCGGCCTTGACCGCCTCATAGGAGTGATCGGCGTCGATGAACACGAAGTCCAAAGAGCCGTCCTTGACCAGCGCAGCCGCATCCACGCTGCTCATGCGCAGGGTCTTCACCCGATCGGCGTAAGGCTCGGTGCGCGCGACGTACTTCCGATAGTGCTCTTCGTGCGGCCAGGAATCGTAGTTGCCGGAGCACTGGAAACGGTCCGGGGTCGGTGCCCACAGGTCCACCGCGATCATGTGAAGGTCGGGAATCTGCTGGAGCAGGTGCGCCGTGAACCTGCCTGCAGCGACGCCAAGTTCAGCACCGCGCTTGTAGCTGCGGCCGGTCGCGATGACCTCGATGACATGCCAGCGGCGCGGCATCAGAACGCCGCGACGGCTTCTGCCGTCCTCTTGTCAGGCCTACCGGGGAAGAACTTCTCGAACTCCTCGCCCTTCAGCGCACCCTTGTAGTGCAGCGCCCAGGCGGTGCCTTCCGCCTGCTTCACCGGGGCACATGCCTTGTAGGCGTCCCACAGGTGGACCTTCGCATCCATGACCTGGAACGTGTCGCCCGGATGGCGGAACACGCTCGTCATCGTCGTGAACGCGATCTGGTCGCACCACCAGTGATGGATTTCCTTCGGCAGGTTAATGGCGATGTGGCTGTACTTCTTCCAGAACTCCGGGCAACCGGGCCGGGCGTAGATCGCACCGTTGTTGATCGGCTGATCGACCTTCTTGCGCCGCCACAGCAAGGCAACATCGGCATCCGGGAAATCGGGCGCGCGCTGGAAGGCGATGTCCGGATCGACAAGCAGAACCGGGCGCTTCGCCACCACCATCAGCGATGTCATCGCCACCGCCCGATCGCGGGCGAGCGTCATCAGGTTCGGCTCGGCCTGGAGCGCAATGACCTCCGCCGCCATGTCGTGCATCCACGGGCGGGGCGTGGGCGTCAGGAACGCGGTATGGCAGCCCGGCATGACCCGGCGGGCGGAAGTGAACATCCGCTCCAGCAGGGGCTCGTAGGGCCGGCCGAAGTCGGCGTAGTAGCAGACGACATCGATCACTGGATGGTCCTGATCTCAGCGTGTTGCAGGGCGCGGATGGCGGAGACGACGGTTTTCTTGTCGGGCCAGTCCGAGGGGGAGTTGAAGAACACGAAGCCGCTTTCGCCGCGCTCGTGCATGCCGTCCTTCAGCACCTTCGACCAATGCCGGCAGCGCTCGGCCTCGCGGAGGATCTGATCGCGGAACTTGTGTCCCACCGCCGCCATGCCGGCGAGCGACCACATGCGCGCCATCCAATCGAGCGTCTTGTGATCGAAGGCGATTTCCTTGTAGTCGCGCCGCTCCATCATGCCGAGCATGGTGTGGAGGAAGTTGACGGGGTTCCCCGCGGCGTCCAGATAGGCGTCCTCCGTGAGAGGCGCCCAATCGACCGGCTCAAGGTAGAACTGCTGCACGCAAATCCGCCGCGACCTTCGCGATCACGGGCTCCCACTGTTCGGTTTCGTCCTGCCGGTAGAGCTTCACGCTGCGATACCAGGGCATCGGCTCCACGACGTAGCGCCAGGCGACCTTTCGAGGGGTCAGCACCCAGCAAGGGATTCCCAGCCCGCCGGCGATGTGAACCGCGGTCTGGCAGACGGTGACGACGAGATCGCAAGAGGCGATTTCATCGGTGATGGCCTCCATGTCGCGGCCGGCAAAGTTGGTCTTCAGCCCATGGGCTCGCGCTTCCTCGAGCACCGGTTCCTCGCCGTACTGGACCGAGACGAACTCGACGCCGGGAACCGAGAGGATCGGCTTCAGCTCCGCCAACTTGAGCGTGCGGAACTCCTTGTGCGTCTTCTGCGTGCCGCCCTTCCAGGCGATGCCGACGCGGTAGGTGCCGTTACGCGCCGCCGGCTGCCGCGCCTTCAGGTAGGGATTGCCAGAGGGAAGCCCGACGATGCCGGGGAGCGAGCCCATCGGCACGTAAGCATCGGGCTCGCCGTGCGCTTCGATCAGCTCGGCATGGGTGGCGTAGCAGGGCAGGTCAAGCGAGCGCTCCAGCAGCGACACAAGCCGGTCGGCGCATTCGATGACGATCTTGTCGGCGAGCGGCCGGACTTTCTCCAGGCAGGTCAGGAACAGCAGCTCGTCGCCGACGCCCTGTTCGCCATGGATTGCAAGGGTCCCGACCTTCTTCCCATCCCAGCGCGGGGCTTTGTACGGCCGGGCGTTCTTCGCCATGTTCGGCTGGCGCCACCGGGATTCGTAGTAGGGCCACGCCTCGCCAAATCGACCGGCCTCCAGCAGGCCGAACGCCATATGATAGCGCGCGGTGTTGTCCTCGGGATCGATCGCCAGCGCGCGGGAGGCGTATTCGATCACCTTCGCCGGCTGGCCGGTGTTGATGAACACGCCGGCCATGTTGCCGAGCGCAATCGCGTTGTTCGGGTCGAGCCGGATCGCTTCCTCGATCGCCCCGGCCCACGCTTTCCTCATGCCGAGACGCTGGTAGGTGATGCCGAGATTGACCCAGGCCGGGGAGTGCGCGGGATATAGCTTGACGGCGTTCTGCAGTAGGTACGCGGCAAGGCCGGGCGAGGCCTCATTCTCCGCAATCAATGTTCCGTAGGCATGCAAAACGTTGAAATCTTCACCGTGGGTATAACCCAGGAGGCGATCATAGATTTCCGCCGCTTCAAGCGTTCGGCCCGCCCGATGGTGGACGAAGGCCTCTTCGGTGATTTCCTTGACGTTCCGCATCCGAAGCGGGAGGGGCCGAAGCCCCTCCCTAATGCCTCAGGCGTTGCCCGGCATGACGTATTCCAACGTCAGATGCAGGGAGTAGGAGGTAGTCGAGGTGGCGGCCGAGTTGGTCGTCACGATCACCGCACGCTGGTACGGCACCACATCGTCAGAGGTGGAGACCGTGACCGGCGCGTAGATGTTCAGACGAGTCTGCAGCCGCGCCGTGCCCGAGAGGGTGTAGGTGCCGAACGCGTCATCGTCCTCGCGGGTGCCGACCTTGAACACCAGGTTGCCCGAGGTGCCCGAGGGAACGGAGCCCGTAAGCGCGCCGCCCACCGCAACGCACTTCGGCGGGATCGGGAACATGAAGTTCTCGTCTGACGCCGAAGCGGAGATCGTGGCGATGAGGTTGCCCGACATGCGGTTGGTGCCGACATGCACGGTGCGCGGCGGGATAAGGCCGTAGTCGGAGGAGGTTTGGGTTGCCATTTCAGCGCCTCCTTAAGCCGCAGGCGCGTAGCCGGAGATGACGATCGTCGAGAAGTCGGCGGAGTTGAACACCGTCTTCTTGATGCCGAAGATCGCACCGGCCGAAACGCCGAGCTTGTTCTTGTAGTCAAAGCCCTCCTCGACCCATGTCATGGTGCCGTCGCGGCTCTTGCGGCCGAACGCCATCAATGCGGCCTGAGCGCCGCAGAACACGCTGCGACGATAGGAGGTGTTCGCGGTGATGGTCGGGACGTTCGGAACGCGCGCGTCCTCGACAATCATCGTGTTGTTGTAGACGCCGAGCAGGCCGGTGATGCGGGGGTTGTCCCCGATCTTGCCGCCCTGCATGGCGTCGCGCTGCATCGCCAGCCAGTTTCCATCCGCCGTGTTGGTGCGGAGCTGGTAGGTCTGATACGGGTGGATGAACAACACGAACCGCGTGTCGCCGTTGACCTTGAGCGGCCGGATGGCCGGGGTCAGGGTCTTCGCCTTCGCCACCGCGCGGTCGATGTCGGCCAACTTCAGCGCGAAGGTGGTCGTCGCCGACAGTGACGCCTCGGTCGTGTTGTCGTTGGTGGCGCTGGACGAGAAGATGTGGCTCGCGTCCGGCGCAATCGCGACCTGGTTGCCCGAGTACACCGTCGAGAGGTTGGTGCTCTGGACCGTGTTGGCCTGCGTCTGGATGACGCTGGCGCCGGCAAGCTGGTTGAAGAAGCAGGTATCCCAGCGGTCGGCCCACCAATCGCGCAGGCCGTCCATCGCCTCCTGACGCACGTCGAAGGAGACGCGTTGCTCGGACATCTCGCCTTCCGACTTCACAGCATGACGGAGCTGGTCGATGAACACATCGTCATGGTGAGTGGCGAGAGCCTCTTCGTTGCCTTCCAAGGTTGCATCGCCCTGGATACCGGCGCCGCTGAGCTGCATGCGAAGGCCTTGGCGAACACGGTCGCCAGCGTCCTTCGTCAACTCGTTCTTCATCGAAATGAGCGATTCGGTGCCCGAGGAGCCCCGGAACTGCGCGTAGCGCGTTTCCTTCAGGGTCTCCACGAACAGCTTCTTCGCCCAGGCCTTCACGGCCAGGGGGTGGTTCACCCCGTATGAGGTGGCTGCCATGATTGGTGGGTGCTTTCGGCAATCGGTTGCACCGCGCTATCCGCCGCACGGTTACGCGCACGCCGATCAGGGCTCGGGAGCCCCCTGCCGATTCGCTTGGCAGGCCTCGCACTCCGAATGTCGCTTCGGGCGGCGACGGCCTTTACGCTGAGGCCGCGAACGTGCGCCGGTTTAGACGAGAGCCGGGGTCGTTACTGCCACATCCGCTGCCACTTCTTGCCCGTGAGGGCGGCAGCTTCTTCTTCATCCATAGCCAGGAATGTTTCCAGTGTCAACTCTGACGACGGAGCGGCCTCGGCGCCGGCAACCGGCGACGCGGCAACCCGTTGGCCCTCCGCGATGCGCTGGAGGTCGGCCGCCTGGGCGGGTGTGGCCGGAGCGGTCTTGGGCGCCTCTTTCGGCTTCGGACCGGTGAACCCGCGCGCCTTGGCGACCCGGTAGAGGGTTTCAGCCGGATTTGCGCCGTTCTGAAGCGCCGTGGCGACGATTCCCATCTCGTCGGCTTGCACGCGGCGGGCCAATTCGACGCCCGAATAGCCCATGGCCTGCAATTCCTCGGTGCGGCCGTTGAGAAGGAACTGGTAGGCCTCGGTGAAGTCGGCATTTTGCGCCGCAAACTCGCGCGCGGAGGTCGCATACGCGGTCATGATCTGCTGCTGGACCGCTTGCGCCTGCATCTGCTGGCGGATTTCGGCGACGGCCTGCTCCGTGGGGGTCAGGCGAGCGTTGAGGTTGGTTGCCGGGTCCTGATCGAAGGCCGGAGGCTGGATTTCCGGCTGTTTTGGCTGCAATTGCTGCTGTAGAGCGGCCAATTGCCGGCGCATTTCGGCGTTTTCGCGCCGCATGGCCGCGATTGCATCGTTCGGACCGCCTTTCGGGGTCTCCGACTCGGTTTTCGGGGCTTCGGGAGCCGGTTTCGGCGGCTCTTCAGCCTTCGGAGTAGGTGCCGGCTCCGGTTGAGGCGCGGGCTGAGGGGCCGGAGCCGGCTCGGGCGCGGCAGGAGGTGCGCCCGGAGAGACGATGGCGGCCTCTTCGGCCGAGAGAACGTCGATTTCGCTCATTTGTGAGCCTCGATCATCGCGTCGATTGTGTGGTCCAGGTGGGTTCGCGCGTCGAGCATGCGCGCATCGGCCGCCTGCTTCGCCGCATTTGCCGCTTCATAGGCGCGCCATGCGATGCGCCAGGCTTTCCGGGCTTCGCACATCTCGGCTAGGGCTTCTTGCAACGGGGTGAGGTTCAAGCCTCACCTCGCGGCTGCTTCGACTGCCTGAGTATTTCGACGGCCTCCGACACGCTGCAGGGCGACATCAGCCAATATCCGACCGCGCCATCGCGCTCCGGCCGATACACGCGCTTTACATAGATGACTCGCCCGGTCGTGGGATTTTGCGCCGCAACCGTGTTGCCGAAGTCCATATGCTCAACGTGAATGTCAGGGATTTCTGCCCTCAAAGCCTGCACCGCTTGACGCCAATCCCATTCACTATCCACGCGCGTCTCCGTTCGGCTGGGGCTTCGCGGCCTGCTGGCGCTTCATCTGCTCGATCTTCGCCGCGCCGGCCTGTTCGTTGATCGCCATGGACTGTGCGTGCTCCTGCTCGGCGTGCTGCATCTGCATGGCCTGTTCCGACTGGGCGACAGCCATGTCCATCTGATGCTCGGCAACGCGGAACTGCATCTCCTGCTGGTGCTCTTCGCGCTTCATCTGAAGCTCGGCTTGCATCTTCTGCAATTCGGCCTGCATCTCGGCGATCCGCATCTGCATTTCCATGCGCGGATCTTGCTTCATCGCCTGCTGCGCCCGGCCCATGTTCGCCGCGGCCTGGCTCTTGTCCTTATCGATGCCCGCCTTCTTCTCCTCCAGGTCGAGCATCTTCATCTGCTCGGCCATCGGGTCGGGCTGGCTGAGCTTCGCCTTCCACTTCTCGACGAACGGCTTGGGCAATGGCAGGTAGTCCAGCACCTCCGGCGGCGGCATGATGCCCATCTTCATCGCCTCGGGCAGGAACTGCGCCAGCACCGCCATGGTCTGCTCCTTCTGGTTCGGAGAGACCGGGGATTCGTCTACGATCACGTCGAACTTGATCGCCTTCTCGTCGCGGATCGCCGGGATGTACTGGTGATACTCCTGAGGGAGAACCCGCTGCATCACCGCATCTGGCATCCAGCGGCGGATGAACTGCAGCTGACATTGCCCGGCGGTCTTGCGGTAGCTCTTCAAGGCATCGAAGAACGGCGCGAGGATTGCAAGGGCTGACTGCTTCCGCTGAGCTTCAACGATGCCCGGCTGATCCCGATCCGCCATGCCGAGCAGTTCGACGTTGACACCCGAAACGTCACGCAGGCTCGACACCGCGAAAGCAAGCAGCTTGTCCATGCTGGACGGGTATTCGGAGCGCGGCCGTTCCTTGACGCGGTTGCCGGAAATGGCACCCTGCGTCATCAGCACGACCTTGCCGGGGTTCGACCAATCCTCCTCCGCCTTGCGGGGGTCCTTGAACGCCCCCTCCTCCGCCATGATGCCGCCCTTGGAGTTGACGGACACGATATCGAGCATCGAGGAGAAGAACTTGTTCGCCCAGCGCTGGGGATCTTTGAGATCCCTGACCATGCCGTAGAACATCCGCTTGTTGCGGTCCCAGCGGCCGGTGATGCAGTGGTAGGTGAAGCCGTCAACCGGGGACGGGCCTTTCTCCACCACCTGGTTTCTCGCCAGCAGCGCGCGCATGTACTTCTTGCGCTGCACCCTGGCCCATTGCGCGCCCATCGACTCAAGGCGCTTCTCGCCCTTCTTGAACTTCGTCTCGTCGAGCGTGGTGACGGGGAAGCCAGGCGCGATCACCCGGTACTCGGTGACCAGCTCATACCACTGGTACTCGACCACGGTTTCCGTGCCGGCAACCTGGCCCTTCTTGCCGTAGGTGTAGAGGTAGGCAAGGTCCGCAAGGTGGTCGCCCTGGTCGTCGTCGGACGGCTCGGCCATGAAGGTTTCGCCCTCGGCCTGCACGTCCTTGATCTTCGGGTATTTGAGTTCCAGGAGCTTGGAGTCGACCCGGGTCCGGCGAAGCAGCCAGCGGGCATCCGAGAGGTTCTTCTTCTTCGCCGCGGGGTCCCAGAACATCTCGCCCGGGTCTACCCGCTCGCGTATCCACTGGCCCTCGGGGTCGCATTCGT